AAATTGTAGCTAGGTTTCATTCCCTGTACCTAGTTATAAAGCAGATAATGAAGCAGTAGCTTTGTTTCATTCATTCATCTAAACTCCGAAGCTACTGCTATCTGCCAAAAGTTTGTTATAGTAAACCTATGGCAAGTTTATCAAGCATAAGGTCAGGTCTCTCAACGAGACTTGCAACAATTTCAGGACTAAGTGTTTATTCCTATGTTCCTGATTCAATAGAGCCACCAACTGCCGTAGTTGGAGTAATGAGTTCAGTAGATTATGATTCTACAATGTCTCGTGGCTCAGATTCATACGAAATACCTCTTTATCTTTATGTTTCACGAGTTGACGCAGAATTATCGCAAGATTCTCTTGATGAATTTCTTGCAGGAAGTGGAAGCTCAAGTATAAAACAAGCAATAGAAGGAGACTCAACACTTGGTGGTGTGGTNTCTTCTGCTAGAGTTGTTGAAGCAAGTAATTATGGTGTATATACTATAAACAGTATTGATTACTTAGGCGTAGAATTTAGCGTGGAGATAATAACATAATGTATGAAGTTGTAAATGGCATAACAGTCGAAGATAAATATTTTGCTCAAGGCGAAATTATCGATAATAAAAAAGTGCCACAAAAAAGTATTAAGTGGCTTCTCGAACAAGGTATGCTTATCAAGATAGATAAAGCATATAAAGAAAAAAAATTAGCAGAAGCTAGTAAAGTAAGAGCAAGAGATGATAAAGGACACTTTATTGCAGACGACCCTTCCACCGAAAAAAACGAAGCGTGGATAGAAAAGGAAGAAGAATAATGGACAAAGAATTTAAGTCGGTAAATTTTGCTTTAGATACAGAAGCCGAAGGAAAAGTAGAAGCAGTATTCTCAGTATTTAATACAGTCGATTCAGACGGAGATGTTGTTGTACCCAACTCATTAAAATCAGCTTGGGGAGAGAGTAAAGAAGTACCAATGGTTTGGTCTCACAAGTGGGAGTCGCCAATAGGTAAAGCTACTATTTCACAAGACGAAGAAAAAGCAGTAGCTAAAGGAGAATTTTTCTTAGATACAGAAGCAGGACAAGAAGCATATAAACTTGTAAAAGCTATGGGAGACTTACAACAATGGTCATTCGGATTCCAAGTAGATGACGCAGAAGAAGGTCAGTTCACAAAAGACGGGCAATCTACAAACGTCAGGTACATAAAATCTGCAACTGTTTACGAAGTATCTCCAGTACTGGTTGGTGCAAATCAATTAACTCACACACTATCAGTCAAAGAGAAAAAAGAACAAGATGTAAAAAATGTTGAATCGGGTCTTAGATTCACAGATGAAGCCAAGAGTGTGCTTAACACAATCGACAGTTTCATTGATAGAGCAAAAGAACTTACTTCTTTACGCTTAGAAAAAGGCAAAATGTTATCCAAGTCTGCTCAAGATTCACTTATGCAGATTCAAGACCGAATCCAAGAAGTCTATAACGATTTAGACTCAATTCTTGGACTAGGTGCAGAACAAGAAGAAGCAAAGCAACCTTCTGATGAATTAGACAAACTATGGTTAACAACTCAAGAAGTCTTGGCACAAAGTCAAGGCATAACTATTGAAGGAGAAAAGGAATGAGTAAATTAACAGAACTCAATCAGGAACTCCACGCATTAAGAGAAACACAGTTTGGTGCTATCAAAGAAATGAAGGACACTTTTGAAGGTGGCTCAGAAATTTCTGTTGAAAAAAAACAAGCTATCGAAGATAGAAATATCGAGATTGAAAAACTTAATGAAAAAGTAAACGAGTTAAACGCTCTTGAAGTTCAAGAAGCAAGACTTGAGGACGCATTAGTAAAAGGCAAAGAAGTTAAATCAATGCCAATCCACAATGACGAGCCAAAAGAAGTAAGAAAATCTCTTGGTGGTCAATTTATGGACTCTAATGCTTACAAAAGTTTTATGGATAATGGACAAAAGAACATTAACTCCGAACTTAAGTGGAATCCACAAGTAGAATTAAAAACTACTTTAACAGAATCAGGTTACCCACCTGCAGTTACAAGGTCAGACTTAGTAGTACCAACTGCTACACTTGACCCATTACAAATACCTGACCTTATTGATACAATCACAACTGATAACTATCAATACAAGTATTTGGAAGAAACAACATTCACTAACAATGCTACTGCAACTGCCGAAGGCTCAGCTTTAGGCGAAAACGCATTAGCTTTTACAGAAAGAACAGAGAACATTCGTAAGATTGGTGCTTTCCTTCCTGTAACAGAAGAATTGTTAGCTGACGTTTCAGCAGTACAAGGTTATCTTGATTCAAGATTACAAACAATGGTTAGACTAGCCGTCTCAGACCAAATGGTCGGTGGCTCAGGCTCAGGTGCTAACCTAACAGGTATCTTGAATAAATCAGGAATCAACACTTTTGATTTCTCAAGTTTCTCAGGAAACCTAAAAAGAATTGGTCAAGTTTATGAAGCAATTACTGAAATTCAGAAAGATAGCTTCTTAACACCTGACGCAATTATTATGCACCCTTCCGACTGGTATCAACTAGTTACCGAAGTCAATGCAGTTACAACAAGTGGTAGCTTAAACCCTCTATTTGTTGGTGCAGGACAATTCGGTGGTGGCGTTGCACCTACCCTTTGGGGACTGCCTGTTGTATTATCAACAGAAGCAGGTGCAGGTACAGTTATTGTTGGTGTATTCGGTGGTGGACAAGCAATTCACGTTGTCGCAAGACAAGGTATGGAAGTTGCTATGTCTGACTCACACGATGAGAACTTCGTAAAAGACATTGTCGTTATGAAGGCAACAGTAAGACTCGGTATGCCTATTTATAGAGCTACTGCGTTCTGTACAATCACAAACTTCTAAGAAATTAGATAAAATGGCTTTGATGTCCCATTCATCTTATGAGGGTGGGACATTAAGCAAGAAGGAAATTATGATATTAAAAAAAGATATTTGGTGTAATGACAAAGGCGAATGTGTTGAATCAAATGACGGACTTCCTAAAGGTTGGAATAAAGGTAAACTAATGGGTCGTGCAGGTCAAGAGATGAATGACGCAGATTATAAAGCTCTTAAATTTGTTACAACCAAAGCAAAAGCACCTAAAGAAAATAAAGCTAAGTAGGTCTTAAATGGCTCATACTCAGTATGTCGACAAAGATGATTTAAAAGCATATATTGGATTAACAGGTACGGCACAAGATAACAATATAGATACTGCTATTGATTCTGCTTCAAGATTAATTGATAGTGTATGTGGTAGGAAATTCTCTCAAGATGATAGTGTTGTTGTAAAAACTTTTACACCTAAAAGCTCTATCTATCTTGATACACCTGACATCTCTACTACTACTGGTCTAATAGTCAAGACAGATGACAATGATGACGGAACTTTTGAAACTACATTAACTTTAAATACTGACTACATTGTTGAGCCAACAAATCCTAGAGTCATAAAGATTACTGGTGGCACAACGTACTACGAGCCTTACAACAAGATTACTATTCTTGATACAAGAAGCTCAGAGAGATTTGACCCAACAATAAAAAACAATATACAAATTACTGCGAAGTGGGGTTATTCAGCAGTCCCCGAAGATATAAAGACTGCAACATTAATACAAGCTCTTAGATACTTTAAGAGAAAAGATACTCCCTTCAATACCTATGGAGATATAAATACAGGCGTTAGTGAACTCTTTTCACGTCTTGACCCTGATGTCCAAACCATACTCAAAGGACACAAAAAAGTCACTCTAAGTGGCACAATTCTATAATTATTTTTAAATAATTTACAAAAGCCTATAAACATTGAGCTTTTTTCTATGTATTTCTTTAATATAACTTGTATATAATCTTAGATTATGAAATAATTAAGTATGAATGAAACAAATAAAATTAACTTTAACAATCCTGACGGTAGTTTTAACCGTGATAAATGGTTAGACTTTATGAATACTGCAATCCAAAATATTGATGAAACTTTAGCAACACAAATATTAGATAATTCATTAGCTTATAAAAATAATATATCTCATAATACTTATATTTT